AGATTCTTGTAGATCCCGGAGATCCAACTAAAAATATTCCACCAACCTATAAACCAAAGATGTCTCAACAGGATAAACCATATAACGAATATAGAGTTGGAATTAAATCTGAACAAGACCCAGCTAAAAGAGCAATATTACAAGATGCTATAGGTCAGGCAAAACAAGAAAGTGCAAAAAGAATAAAATCTGCAGTAGAAGAGGCCAGAAAGAATGCAACCACAGGACAAAGAATAGAACGCTTCTTAGGAGGTAGCCAGTACAATCCTTACATTGCTGGAGCTGTAGGTGTAGCTGCAGCATTAGGTACAGGATATGCAATTAAGAAAACAGCACAGAAGATAAATGAAAGAAGAGTTAAGAAACAAGATCCTGTAGAATACTTAAAGTATAAACATGGTGACTTTGCCAGTGCAAAGGAAGCTTTGAAACAACCAAAAGCTAAAGGTTACCAAGATTTAGTCCCTTACGTTAAATAGAATTATGATTCCAGGCAGCGGTATATTTTCAGGATCAGGAGCTATCGGAGGAGCTGGTGTTCAACAGAACCCTGATTATGGACAACCTACAGATGGAAGTGTCAATCTAGGTGCTAATCCAATGAATAAATCAAGAAGAAATAGGTTTAGAGATGCAGTAGATGCAGCTAGTAAATTTAAAAGTACAACTGATTACAAAGCAAGAAAGGAAGCTAAAGAAAAAGAAAATGCTCGTGCTCAAAGAGCAACAATGAAAATATCTGATGATATTTCTGTAATGGAAGGATTTACAGATGAACCATTTACTATTCAAGGTCAAGAAGGAACTAGAGGAAGAATACTAGGAGGTATTGGTTCTGCTGTTGGAGGTTACTTTGGTGGACCTATTGGTGGTCAAGTTGGTGGAATGATTGGTAGCTCTTTTGGTTAACCAAAGCTTACTACCGATAAAATATTAATTAAGTAAACAACAAGTCTTTTTAAAAATGTTTGGTTTCGGAAAAAGAAAAGCTGGTGACAACAAAAATATCTTTGTAGATGCTTATGGAATTGTTAGAACAGTTCCAGGTCTACCAGGTACTGATATATCTGGATTAAAGTTAGATACTTCAGATGGAGCAAGTCCTCAGCTTATTGACTACAACAGAGGTCAAATGTTATTAGCTCCAGGTGGATTTGAACAGTCACAACGTGTATTAGGTCTACAACAAGCAGCAGATGAACGTGCTAAGTTAGCTAGATTATCTGAAGATGACTACAAATTCCTAAGCCAAGTAGAGAAAGATAGATTACAGAGAACAGCACAGATTGTAGATGCACGTCAGAGAATCGCAACAAGAGGTGCTCTAATACAGCAGGGTCAACTTGGTAATCAGCAACTAGCACAACAGTCAGGACAAAACAGAGGGCAGGTCATGGGACAGGCTCCAACATTACAATAATTAATTATGTTTGGAAAAGAGTTCCAAAAAAAGATGGAAGTCTCAGGCAGGGGTAGGGTCGATCAAGCCCTATTCGGTCTTGGTAAGTTTATAAATAGAAGATTTAAAGGTAGTGATAGAGTCCAAGATATGAAAGAATATAATCCCACAGTAGGGGTAACATATGGATCATTACCATCTAATTATAAATCTACAGAAGCAGAGCAGTTTAGAAAGGCAGATATGTATAACAGAAAAGAAAAAGGTAGAGATGATTTAGGAACAGGTGTAACTGGTATAAATTTAGAACCAACTAGCAATAGAAATGTAGTTCAATATGGTCCAGGTAGAAGAGCAGGAGATTTCTTAGAAAGATTTGCAGGTCAACGATTTGATCAAAATCAATTACTTGGTTACAACCAAGCTTTAGCAGGACAGGAAGCAGCATTTGCAGCTGAAAGAAATCGTCAGAACTTAGAAACTACTCTTGCTTTTGATAGAGATTCACCTACCAAACAACAAGAGAGACAACTAAGAGCAAAACAAGGAGAAGCTTTACTTGCTGAAGCAGTTGCAAAACAGGCATCAGCTGCTGCTGATATAGGAGGACTTGGTACTGCCAGAAGGTTTGGTGGTAGAAGTGCAGTGTAAGTATTCTTGCACTAAAATTAAATTAAGACTTTAATTATTTGTTGATATGGGCGGAAGACCACCAGCACCACGAGTTGAATATATCCCTGCTCCACCACCTCCAGTTACTGTGGCTACACCAACACAGTCTCTTAGAACTCAAGTTGAGTTAACAAAGATATCAGGTGAGCAGAATAGATTGAATATGGAAACTGGTGCAGAACTAGATCGTATTAATGAAGAGTTTTACACTGGTCAAGATCTAAGAAGATATAGAGCTAGAGGTGCTGAAGAACGTCTTCTAAAAGAAACTGAAGGAGAACAGACTCGTGCAACCAGAGAGACTGAAGGTGCTCAGGAAAGATTAACAACTCAAACTAGAGGTGAAGAACAGAGAGCAACTATCGGTAAGTCTGGAGAAGAAACTAGACAGACTGCCTTGCAACAGGAGCAGTTTAGACGCTATAAAGAGAATAGAGATTTCCAGCAGGCACAATCAGCATACAAATCATAACCGACTGGTTAGATACCTTATCTGATAAAGAAAGAGAAACATATCTAGCTTTTTGTAAACAAACCAGCTCTCCAATACAGATGTATCTTTATGCTCGTTTTTTAGGGTATAAAGGTTCTATAACTGATTGTGATCTTTGGGCTAAGAAAGAATTTAAAAAGAGAAACTTTAATACAATACTTGAGATAGAAATAGATTCTATGCAAGTGGATATATCAAAACTTAGAGAAGCTATAGATCTTGGAGTGGTAAAACAAGATATGGGAGCTGCTCGTATATCTATGCTTCAGAAAGAACTACGAGCACATATAAAACAACTTGCAGATGAAAAACATCTTACAGATAGACAAGGTTTGATATTAGCTGGTGCTGATAGAGCATTAAGAGAAATACTTTTAATTTTCAGAGATGATCCTATAGAAGGTCCACTACAGGAAGCATCAATGGGTGTATGGACAAAGATTCTTCAGGAAGAATCATAAGTCTTAACAGGTTAGTCTTAGTACATGGCTGGAACAAGTATCTATTCTGTTTATCGTAGAACTGCCCGTGCAGCTGCTAAACAACAAGTTGTAAAGAAAACATCTTCAGTTGATGTTGAAAAAGCTCGAACAGACTTTGCATATTTCTGTGATGTTGTAGGAGATAAACCTCCTGCAGAACATATGAAGTTATGGCATGAACATTTATATACACATCAGGATAGTGAATGCCTAATCAATATTGCTGGACCAAATGTAGATATACTTGCACCAAGAGGATCAGCTAAATCTACAGTGTTAGGTTTATTTACAGCCTGGGCAATTGGTGTACATGCACTTAATCGTAAACCATTAAAGATCTTATATATTTCATATACTGTTGATGTTGCCAGACCAAAGAGTGCAGCAATAAAAAGAATTATTGAAGATAGTAAAATATATAGAGAAATATTCCCTATGGTAAAAATTGCCAAAGGAATAAACTCTAATGAATATTGGAGTATTGATTGGAAGTTCGCAGGTATAAGATCAACTGGTGAAGAAGAATTTAGTTTATGTTGTGCAGGATTAAAAGGTGCTGTTACATCAAAGCGTTCACATCTATGTATTATTGATGATGCTATAAAATCAGCTGATGATATTAAAAACAGAGACATTCGTGTAGCTATGGAAGATAACTGGAACTCAGTTATTGTTCCAACTATGTTTGAAGGTGGTAGAGCTATATGTCTTGGTACAAGATTTAGACATGATGATATACATCAAACTACTTTTATTCCTGATAATGATTGGATACAGATAATTCAATCAGCAGTAACTGTTGATGAACATGGTGATGAAAAATCATACTGGCCAGAGATGTGGTCACTTGAATATCTTAATGATCGTAGAAGACAATCACCAATAAGTTTTAGTTTTCAGTATCAAAATCAGGTAGTGAGAACAAGTGATATGTCTGTCTCACCTGATCTAATTATCAAAGGTCAGATACCAACACAGTTTGATTGTCTAGGTGTTGGTGTTGATTTATCTGCAGGTGTCAGAGAAAGAAATGACTATACAGTTTTTGTAATGGGTGGAAGAGTAGGAGACAAAATTTATATTATTGACTGTAAACGATTAAGAATAATGGGTAATGTAGAAAAACTAGAAGCCATTATGGAGATGATGATGGAATGGGGAATAGTCCATAAAGATCAAGATAAATATTTTCC